ATTAGAAAATGCAAAAGCAACTCCATTTTTTGGTGATAAGAATGGATTGAAGGCCCAAGAAAATATGATTAACTCTACTAAAGGTAAAGTTATGTTGGGTAATACTGAAGTATCTAAAGAAGAGGCCGTAAAAATTATCAAAAGCGGCGGTGGTGGTGCTAATCCATCGGACACTGCCATATTTGTTACTGATGAAACCACCGGTGATACATACATGACATTTTATTCGGATAAAGATAATGTGAATGCTATTGTAGCACAATCTTCATTGAGGGCCGAAGGTAAAGTTAAAAAAGAGCAAATTCGTAAACTTGCTGAAAGTGGTAAACTCACAAAAGAACAAGCCGCAAAAATGGAATCCATCATTGATGATTCGGTAAAAGAACACGAGCGATTGGAAGCCGAATTAGACAATGTAACAACCGGTCCAGCCAAACACCTTTCAAATCAAAATCCAGAGGAATTGGCTGATATAGCAAAAACCACATCTGCTGGCAGAGAGCCGGACAAATATTGGAAAAAAGCGGTTACTAATCAATTATTGGGTAAGAAACCAAATAAAGCTATGTTATCCGAATTGCCGGATGGCCATTCAAATCCACCAACTGACGCTGAAATGATGACAGCGTTTGTTAAATACGCTAACAATCCCGATTCTACTTTAACAAAAGACCAACAGCGACTTATCTCTGATATGAACAAAGCTACGGATGGTCCAAAGATTGGTGGTGCTATTGGAGAGATTAGAAAGAAGACGGTTGAGAGTGATATGAAGATGTTGAATAAACTCAATGATACCACTATTAAGTTAGATGATGGAACTGAAGTTCGTATGGGTAATTACCTTGAAGCCGAATCGGTTGTTGAAAAATTACATTTAGGAATGCAGTTTGGTGGAGAAGGTGTTTTTTCGGACTCTGACGCATTCTATCAAGAGAGTGGTGGTGTTAAGGTTGACAAGGAAACCTTGAGTAAATGTTTACCATTCAAAGATAAAAATGATATGATATCCAACTTTGAGGTAGGTGAGGAACGTGAAGTTACAAAACGAGGTAGTGATGTAATTACCGGTGGTTCTAAAATTGTGTACGTTATTACAAAACAGGGAGAACGAATTCCTATTGGTGAAAAGTTACAAAGGTCAAAACAGGGTGACTTGGGTAAGCTGGCCACGGTTTACAAGTATAGCCCTGAAATACAAAAATGTTTTAAGAAAAACGGATAATTACGGAGATATGAGTGAAAACCCAATTGTTATGCACCTTCACAAACGAAGAATCATTTGAAAGTATTGTAAACACAATTCTGAAAACTCACGAGTTGTTCAGTAGAAAAATCTTTATCCTAAAATTAGAACCATCAAAAGAATTGGTAATTAGCTATAACATCATTCCAACAAATGAAAACTCATTCTTACCAAACACAATAATGGTTCATCGTAAAAAAGAATCAAATACAATGTATACCATCAATGCGTTAAATAGACTAATATCAGACCTAAATGGTGGTGTGGTAGATAAGTCTTTTCAAATTGATTGGGATATTTATAGAAACAGTGTGATACTCACCAATGGGGACTCATACAAGGTTTTGAAAACAAGTTTGTTTCGCATCGTAGATGTAAAATAAAAAATAAAAAATATTGGAATACATTTGGAATTGTCAGCCAAATGTTGTATATTAGTGACTAGTTAATGTTTAACAAATAATAAAAAATGGTATAATTATGGCTATTGATTTAAACGCAATTCGCAACCGTCTGAATTCTCTTCAGACAAAAGTCCAAAAAACGGACAATTTATGGAAGCCGACTCCCGGCAAACAACAAGTACGGATTCTTCCGTATATCCACAACCCCAACAACCCTTTTATTGAACTATATTTCCACTTTGATTTAGGTGGTAAGAATGTCATTTCACCAATTTCATTTGGTGAGGCTGACCCTATTGTAGAGTTCGCTGAAAAGTTGAAGGCAAGTGGTAATCGTGATGACTGGAACCTTGCAAAACAACTCACCCCCAAAATGAGAACTTATGTTCCTGTATTGGTTCGTGGTGAAGAGTCTGAAGGTGTTAAGTTTTGGGGATTTGGTAAGCAAGTCTATCAAGAACTTCTTGGTTTCTTTGCTGACCCTGACTATGGTGATTTGACCGACCCTGTGAATGGTCGTGATGTTACGGTAGATTTCAAAACCGCAGCTGAAGTTGGTAAATCTTACCCTGAAACTTCAATTCGTGTTAAACCAAACACAACCTCTATTTCAGAAGATAAAAATATCTTGGAGATGGCAAAAGAACAAATTGATTTATCAACTATGTTCAAACGCATGTCTTACGATGAAATGGAGTCTATGCTTCAACAATGGTTGGAAACTGGCAAGGTAGAAGATAGTAAAACTGAAACAGCTGATGTTTCACAACCATCAACTCCAGCTCAAACAACTTCTAAAGCTTCTAATGTTAAAGAAGCATTTGATGACCTTTTCAACGATTAATTTATGGCTAAAAAAGTAGAATCATCTCGTGATGAACTATCTTCTATCCTAGCCTCTAATCTCAACAAGAAGTTTAAGTCTGTCCACAAGGTGGCTTTCTTCTTGGATGGGTCAGAACAAACCCCCACCGATTTGGATGAGTGGGTATCTACTGGCTCCCCAATGTTAGACCTCGCCATTGCAAACCGCCCTCACGGCGGTTTGCCGGTGGGTCGCATTACGGAGATTACGGGTTTAGAAGGAAGTGGTAAATCACTACTCGCAGCTCACGCTATTGCAGATACTCAAAAGAAGGGTGGGCTTGGTGTTTATATTGATACCGAAAACGCACTGAACCAAGATTTTCTTGAGGCGATTGGAGTTGATATTAAAAAAATGTTGTATGTTCCATTGGAAACAATAGAAGATATTTTTGAAGCAATTGATTCTATCATTGAATCAATCCGTGCAGCAGATGGTGATAAAAAGAAATTGGTGACTATTGTAGTTGACTCCGTTGCTGGGGCTTCTACCAAAGTTGAGATTTCTGCTGATTACGACCAAGCTGGATATGCAACTCAAAAGGCAATTATCATTTCAAAGGCTATGAGAAAGGTCACGAACTTAATTGGTCGTGAACGAATTTCTTTAATCTTTACAAATCAACTTCGTACCCGTATGGGTGTGTCTTTTGGTGACCCTTGGACTACATCCGGTGGTAAAGCAATTGCGTTTCACTCATCATGTCGTATTAGACTAAAACAAATGGGTCAGTTAAAAGCAAAAGTTGGTGGTGTAGACCAAGTAGTGGGTATTAAAACTCGCGCTCAAGTGGTTAAAAACCGAATGGGACCACCTCTTCGCTCTATTGATTATGATATTTACTTTGATAGTGGTATTGACAATTATGGTTCTTGGTTAGAAATGATGAAGACCTACAAACTTGTAAATCAGTCAGGTGCTTGGTATACCTATGTGGATACTGAAACCGGTGAAGAATTAAAATTCCAAGCCAAGAACTTTGAAGAAATGATGGAGTCACGACCAGAATTGAAAGAAACAATCTATCAAAAAATTTGTGATACTTACATTATGTCTTACAAAGAGTCAAGTGCTCAATCAAACATTGATAATGTTGAATTAACCGATTTTGATGATTAGTAAATACGCAGAACTCCTTAAAGAAGTTAAGAAAGAACATTTAGAGGTTAAAGAAGAACACCTAAATGATAGAGTGCTTATTGTAGATGGATTGAATCAGTTCATTCGTGTCTTTGGGGCAGTTCCTGCGTTAAATGATGATGGTGAACACTGTGGTGGTATAACAGGTTTCTTGTTATCCACCGCAGCAACCATCAGAATTATCAAACCAACTCGTGTAGTTGTAGTATTTGATGGTAAGGGCGGGTCCCAACGTAGAAAGTCAAAATATAGTGGTTATAAAGAAGGTCGGACCGGTTTAACCAAAATCAACCGATTGGCTGGTTATGAAGACCTTGAAGACCAACAACAATCAATGAGGTATCAGTTCGCACGGCTGATTGAATACCTACAAGTATTACCGGTGTCGTTGACATATATTGACCACGTTGAAGCGGATGATATTATAGCATATCTTGCAAATCACTATTTCCAAAAAGAAGTGGTAATTGTATCATCAGACAAAGATTTTCTTCAATTGATAAACCCACGAATTAAAGTGTGGTCTTCTAATAAAAAGAAAATGTATGATGAGTCATTAGTTAGACAAGAATATGGTGTAATATCTCAAAATCTTGTGTTTTATCGTGTCCTAACTGGAGATACCTCTGATAACATCAAAGGTGTTAAAGGTGTTGGTGATAAGACCATAGAAGCCAAAATGTCGTTTTTAAACAATGGTGAATTGGAGTTAGATGAATTCATAAATGAGTGTTCTAATGTAGATGAAAAACTATCAAAAAAGTTGATGGATAATGTAGATGTTATACGAATGAATTTTGACCTCATGCAATTACGAAATCCAGAAATATCATCATCCATTACATCAAACATTCGTAATATTATGGATGGTGGAACTCACCGATTAGATATTATAGAGTTTAAAAAAATGTTTATGGGTGACAAATTATATACCGCTTTTGCTGATGTAGATTCTTGGTTAAGAAATTCTTTTCTAAATTTAGATATACTCATTAAGAAGCATTTAGATGGTAAATGATTTTGATACAAGAGTTTGGTATGGGACAATTGAGTATGGTCCATTTTCTGCTACTAATTGGTTTTCAATTGGTGGTGTAGAACATCCATTATTTAAAACTTTAATATCAAGGATAAAGTCCGAAGTGCCTGAAGTATATAACTTTGAGTTATACACTATGGGTGGTATTTTAGAAGATTGGATGAGTTGGGATGTTGACCTAGCTTTAGTAGGTGAATACAAACCAGACTTAATTAAAAAGTGTTTTGAAGGGATTGTTGGTATAGCATTTGATTTACATTTATATGTAGATTTACAATATCAAGAAAAATTATGGCGAATTGATGAGTTTTCAAAAACAGGTCAATTAAACGAAATACACGAAAATTACGAATTATCAAACTATTTTGTAAGAGATGGTCAGATTGAAGACCTCAGCCATTATCAATTAATTGATGGAATCTATAAGCGTAATGTAATATATCCATTTCCAAAACACATTGAAAAATATGCAGAAGGTTATGTTTATAAATCACCACTTTGTTTGGTTTAAGATTTGGATAATTCAAAATAAAGTCGTATATTAGTGTCTATGGAAAAATTCGGAAGTAAATACGGAACATCGTTCCAAAACAAAATCATATCAGCGTTGTTGAGTGATAGGAGTTTTTCTCGCCAAGTATTTGACATTATAAAATCAGAATACTTTGATTCAGAAGCATCAGAGTGGTTGGTTCGTGAAATTATGTCTCATCTTGAAGAATACGAAAAACTACCAA